CCTGAGAATCGTATTGTTGTGAATTATGGTGACACTGAAGATGTTGTAATGTTGGGTGAGATAAACACTGAAAATGGTGACGAGTTGGATTTGGATTACTACGCCAATAGTGTCTTCAATGTGGTAAAAAAATACGATGGTATTTCTGACTACAATACTTTGAAGGGTATGATTGAGAACAATGCTGAAGGATTTGTTGTTCGTTTCTCTAACGGTGATCGTATGAAAATCAAAGGTGAGGAATACGTTCGTCTTCATAAGGTTATGACCAATCTATCTACCACTGCGGTGTGGGAGGTTCTATCTAACGGTGAGAGTATGGATGAACTTCTGAAGGATGTTCCTGATGAGTTTTACAACAAAATCAAGGAGTATGAAGATGAACTCAAGTCTCGATTTCAACTTATCGATACCGACTACTATAATTTATTCAAATACATCCAAATCAAAGTCCAAGAGTATGGTGGTGATAGGGGTACTTTTGCTCGTTTAGCCAAAGAATATACATACCCTTCATTGTTGTTTGGTTTGTTGGATGGGAAGGATATTTCTCCAAACATTTGGAAATTAATCAAACCTGAGTTTCGTAAGTTGTAATATTTTTTATATCTTTGTGGTATGAAAATCGTATTAGAAAAAGGACAAGGTCTGTTTTTCACATCAGACACTCACTATAACCACGGGAACATTTGTCGTGCCACCACCAATTGGGTGGGTGCTGATAACCTCACTCGTGATTATAAGTCCTTGGATCATATGAACGATACGTTGGTTAACCGAATCAACGAGATTGTTGGTGAAAATGATATCTTGGTCCACTTGGGTGACTGGTCGTTTGGTGGTTTTGAATCCATCGCTGAGTTCCGTAGTCGGATTGTTTGTAAGAACGTTCACCTGACTTTTGGAAACCACGACCACCACATCCGTAGAAACAAAGGTGATATTCAAGATATCTTCTCATCTTGTCAGGACTACCTTCACTTGGACATCCGTAAACCCGTAGGTAAAGAAGTTATGAAATATACGATGGTATGTATGCACTACCCGATTGCCTCGTGGGACGGAATGAACGATGGTGTAGTCCATCTTCACGGACACGTTCACCTCCCACCCAACCTTCGTATCAACGAGGGACGTGCGATGGATGTTGGTGTGGACGGAAACGACTTGTACCCAATTTCCCTTGAGGAGATTCGTAACATTATGAAGGATCGTCCTTACCGAAAACTCACTTTACCTAAAGATCACCACGAAAAACGAATTTTACCATGAAAGAACTTATTTTACTGCGAGGATTACCAGGAAGTGGTAAATCAACATTAGCAAAATCATTGGGTGGAAAGCACTTTGAGGCCGACATGTATTTTGTTAGAGACGGTGAATATAATTTTGATGTAACTAAATTGAAGGAAGCTCATGAATGGTGTCGTTCAAGTGTAGGTGGTTTGATGATTAACGAAGAACCAAAACTTGTTGTATCCAATACCTTCACACAAGAATGGGAAATGAAACCATACTTTGATCTTGCTAAAAACTATGGTTATCGAGTTCACTCTTTGATTGTTGAGAACCGCCATGGTGGTATCAACGAACATGGAGTACCTGAAGATAAGTTAGAACAGATGAAAAACAGATTTGAAGTAAAGTTATGATCAACAATTTAGAACTAATCAAACCACTTTTGAACTTTGAGAACGAGGGTGACTTTTACATGCTCTACGTTTTCAAACGAAAAAAAGATCAGACAACAGACAAGGCAAATCACCAGTCTGTAAGAACCATAAAAACCTATTGTGTCAATTCCATTGAGTATTTGGAAAAACGATACGATGAGATCATCCAATTGTGTGAGATGTTCAAATCCCGTGCGTACATCCATATCCAAAAACAAAATCACAAAGACGTTGCTTTGGAGATGATCCCTCAGATTGTAAAGAGAATTCAGTCTGGTCAGATCAACCAACAACACGTCTTTGATAGTGTGGTTGGTCAACTCAAGACTTATGAGAAACGGTGGATTGTGGATATTGATGTACAGGACCATGGTTTCGTTGGTGAAGTTTGGGAATTCATCAACAGTATTAGACCTGAAGGTCCGAAGATTGAAGCGGCGATCCCAACCAAAAGTGGGTGCCACTTGATTACCAAACGATTTGACGTGATGGAGTTTCAAAAAAAATATCCGGAATTAGATATCCAAAAAAAGAACCCAACACTACTATATCTACCAAATAGTTTGGACTAAACAAAGAACCCCCATCAAAAGTGGGGGTTTTATTTTTCCGTAAAAATAATATTGGTTTTGGTAATAATCCGTAATCAACTTTTTATTTGGAATTTCCACCTTATTTATTAAGAAAAATAGAATATGAAAAAACTATTATTTATTTTCGGAATTATGATGTCGTTTTTGACATCCGCTCAAACATCTAATGGTCACGCCAGTAGATATGTTTTTTCACCATCAGGGTTTGGTATTGAAAAGGACAGTGCATACCTAAATGTCGTGGGTCCACTAATCGACTTCCAATATGGAATCACTGATAAGGTTTCAGTTGGAGTTGGAACCCCCTTGTTTTTGGGTGTCTACGGAACCGCTTCATACCACACACAAGTTAGTGACAAACTATTCGTAAAGACAGGATTACTTGCAGGTGTACCAACAGTTGGTCGTGGAACTTTCCTTCTACCTTTTGCGGTTGGAACATATGGAACTCCTGACAACCAATTTAGTTTGGGTGTAGGATATTCAAGTTTTAACAGTGATGATATTGAACTCAATGGAACTGCATTGAACATTGGTGGATATCACAAGATGGGAAGTAGAATTGGTTTTGTCTATGAGGCTTGGTACCTACCATCAACAGAGACGGCAATAATCACCCCCAATTTTAGAATATACACAAATCGTGATAGAAGATATTGGAACTTTGGATTTGCGAACTTCTCTCAAAGATATACCTATGATGAATATAAGTTCTTGGGTTATGACTTAAATTGGGATGGTATTGTTGACACTCAAGACCCTAATTTGGGTGGGTATGAAGTTTATGATTACAACACGGTAGTGGGAACTTACTCGTATTGGGAACGACTGATTTTACCAACCATAACATTTGCAATGTATCTGTAAAACAAAACCCCCATCAAAAGTGGGGGTTTGTTGTATTTATATACTATGACACCACATCTCAAAAGATTTATAGAATTAAAAAAATCGGATGTACTCAATATCCTCCGTGGATACATCAAATTGAGAAAGATGTTTATTGATAGTGGAGTAAAAGACCGTCAACTTCAAAAGGGTGAAGGAATGACACGAGAAATGTATATCAAACGAGAGGAGATTATATATGACCTACAAAAATTAAAAAGTGAGGCTCGTAGGTTTGGTCTTATTGAAAACCAAGGAAATGAATTTGATGATTACTTTTCAGAATTACTAGGTAGAATTGATGACAAAACCCCTTTGTAATATGGCTGTAAAATCACAAACAATCGACGGAACAAGAATTATCAACGAGATTGATTCGTCAAATTTGAACAAAACAGAATATGATACGGCAACTAAAAAGATGATTGCCGAGTTTAAAAACGGATCTCGTTATGAATACGAGGGAGTACCACATACGGTATATGCTGAATTCAGATTGGCAGAATCACAAGGAAAATACTTCACAACCAAGATTTCCAAATCATATAAGTTCAACAAACTCCCTTAATTAATATCGGAGTATTTATAGTTTATGGACAAATACTCTGATATATTGGTATCGTTTGGAACTCAGGATACTTTAAACCCTGAGATTTGGAATGGATATAATACTGAAGATGCAGTTCTCAAACCAGGAATTAGAAAGGCTCTTTTGACAATTGCTGGTGAATTCATGGATTTCTTGGGTGAAGATTTGTTTATTGACGATGTGAGATTTACGGGATCATTGGCAAACTACAACTGGTCCAAGTTCTCAGATATTGACCTTCATTTACTTGTGGACTTCTCACAATTTGATGGTGAGGACCAAGAAGTTTATAAAGAGTTATTCAACCTTAAAAAAACTTTGTTCAATACAACACATAAAATTACCGTAAAGGGTTTCGATGTTGAGTTGTACGCTGAAGATGTAAACGAGGCTCACCACTCAACGGGAGTGTATTCAGTCTTGTTTGACGAATGGGTTGAAAAACCAAAAATGGAAGATGTCAAAATTGACAAAAGTTTCCTTGAAAAGAAAGCCAAAAGTGTAATGAGTAAAATTGACTCATTGATTGAAGAAGTAACAGATGAGGACTTGGATAAAGCCCTTGATAAAATTGAGAAATTCAAAGACCAACTCAAAAAGTATAGAACTGCAGGGTTGGAAGAAAAAGGAGAGTATTCATACGAAAACTTGGTATTCAAATTCCTTAGACGTTCAGGGTATATTGACAAACTATTCAAATTTAAGAACAGTTTGATGGACAAAAAATTATCCTTGGAAAATCAAGAAATAGAATAAAAATAAAGATTTCATAAATTCAATATATTTATATAGTAAAATTTAACTATGCCTGAAATCACAAATGGACAGTATGATTACGAGGATTGCGTAAACTGTGACGGAACCGTTACAATAAACCCTCTACCACATCCCATTTTTACAAATGGTGAAGGTGTGGCAATAGTACAAACCACCGCAGTTAAACTCGGAGGAATGAACGGATTAAACATGTAAAAAAAAATATTAAAATGGCTGACCTAAAACCAATTGGAAGTGAAAAATTACAAGGACAAGACAAAATTCAAAGAATCCTTGAAATCGCTCGTTATAAAGAATCTAGACCATCCTCAATCAATGAGACATCTCGTGTTGAATTCGGAAAGACTTTAGCTGACGGAAATAAGTACGAAATCGTAAAAGAAAAACTTGGTTATATTATCAAGAAAAGAATTGACGAGTCATTGGAGTATGTAGATCCAATCAAAAATCGTAAGTACTACAAATCGTATTCACAAGCCTTGAAGAGAATGAACTTGATGGCAGGTGAACTTAATCGTTTGAATGAAAACGATGAAGAAGTATCAATGTTCACTTTGGACGAACAAAAAAAGTTTACACTGAAATTACCAAAATCAGCTGAACCAGCACCTGCACCTGAAACACCTGCTTCTGATGAGATGGATGTTGAGATGGATATGGATATGGGTGACGAGGAAGTGTCTATGGATATGGACATGGAAGCTGGTGATGAAATGGATACGGATTCAGAAGAAACACCTGAAATGGGTGCTGAAGACGAGGAAGTTGATTTCAAAGTAATTCAGAAACTGACTGGTAAATTGGGTCAGAAAATCCGTACAATGAATGATTCAGTTGGTATGACCTCTGAGGACATCAAGTACGTAATGAACTCAATTATTTCAGCTCTTGATCTAAGTAAATTGGATTTGGAAGATAAGGAAGATATCGTTGCTAAAATCGAAGAAGAAGAGACTGACTACGGTATGGAAGGTGATGACCTCGACATGGAAGTATCTGGTGACGAAGAATTGGATTTGGGTCTTGACATGGATCTTGAAGCACCGGCTGAAGGTGAAATGGGTGAGCAAGACGACATGTACTTGGGAATCGGTGACCACGGTTTCTATGACAAAGATGATAGACAAATGAGAGATTTCGACTTTGATTATGATGAAGAAGAATATGATGATTTCGATGAGTTTGTTTCAAAGTATCCAAATCAAAAGTGGTTTCCAATAGACGATAGAGATGAACGACCTTTCGATTTTAAATTGAGACCAGGTAGAATGTTTTGGGATATGTATAAAGAAAAATTCGGAGGACCATTCAAACTTCGTAAAAGAAGAGGTGAAATGGGTGAGGGAGACCTTCGTGATAAGTTTGACGGAAGAGACAGTAAGGTAATTGGTGTTTACTCAAACATCAAAAACCAACGTAACGAAGAAATGAGTGAAGAAGAAAAAACACATTCATCAATTTCTAAAATTATGGATGGTATTTTCTCTGAATCTAAAGTAGATAAAGTTCTTGAAAAGTACTTTATGGTTTCTGAATCAGAAAAGAAAACTCAACCTAAAAAAAATACGAAATCAAGTTCGATCAAAATAGTTGCGGAAACTATTGAACAAAAAACGGCTGTTGAGTTCATGTTGTCTGAATCTAAAGACATAAAGTTCTTAGGTAAAACAAATAAAAATAACTTGGTATTTGAACACCAAGGTGAACAAATCAAAGTAACAACTAAAGGTGAAGTGTTATGAGTTATCTAATCTATGTGAATGGGCTGGGTCCAAACTATAGAGGTGATAATATGTATGAATTCATTTTTGGAGAAAATCTGGATGTTTGGGGTGAGAATTGGGATGCTAAACCAGCTAGTGGTTATCCTGAGCCACCCCAAATTGATTTTATAACAAAGGTTGGAACTTTAAAGAATACCTCCATAGAATTGGAACTAATCCAAAAATCTGATTATATGGGAATTACAGATGCGATGGAAGATATCATCGCATTAGCCTGGGAAACCGAAGAAACTTCTGAAAATCAACTTAGATTGGTATTCAGATTTGGTGATACCGAAAAAAAAGTTATGGATAAATTGTACGAAAGAGACCTAATCTTGGAATTTGAAAAAAAATCCGTATTATGAAAAACAAAAAAGAAACTAAAGAACAAGAAACTATCACTATCAAAGTAAAGAAAGGTTCACCCGATGAAGTAAAACTTCAACAAAAAGGAGCAACTTATCAAGTCTATGAAAAAGAAATGAAGGAAGGTCAAGACGATGATCCTTTGAATCCTTATGGAAGTGGTGAAACAACACAAGCCCCACATCAAGTAGGACCTGACACCAATGACGGATTTGGTGTTGATCCAGGAAAAACACCTGGTATGTACCAAGATGGTATGGACGAGGCTGACAATATTGAAGAAAAAAAGAGTAAGAAAGATCAAAATCCGTGGGCAGTTTGTACAAGTTCATTAGGTTTGGAAGGTAGAGAAAGAGATTCATACACGAAGGCTGAAAAGGCTAAATTCGAAAGATGTGTAATGGATGTTAAAAAAACTATGAAGGAAGGTAAAAATCCACTTCAACCAGTTGTAGAAAGTGCTTTACGTAAATTGGTTGAGAAACATATCAATCCAAGAATGACCAAAAGTGAACTTTTGAACACACTAAGTGAACAAGGAGTAATCAGACGAGAGATCGGTACAAACACAGGTTCAAAACTCGTTGGTAATACCAAAGTGGACAAACCCGTTGGAAAGTATTATACTTTAACCAAAAAAGAGGCTATGGAACAATCACCCACTACGGCACCACCTAAAGTAAAACCTGGTACAAAAGAAGCTCCTGGTAAAAGTGATCCGTTCAAGAATCCAAAACACAAACCAAAACCAAAGGCTGAAACTAATGAACAGGCACCTACCACGGCACCTCCTAAGGTAAAACCTGGTACAACCGAGAAACCTGGTAAGATGGATCCATTCAAAAATCCGAAGCACCAACCAAAACCAAAGGCTGGTAAAAACATGGTTGATGACAATCCAAAGGCTCCTGTGACAAAAATTCCTGATTATTTAACTTTTGATCAGTTAGGTATCACTTTTGAAAACAAAAAGTAATGAAAAAGAATATCCAAGAACAAGACCCTCAAAACAGAGGTGAATTTGAAAAACAAACAAGAGGGATGTCCCCTGACATTAAGAAAAGAATGGAGAAGGCTGAAACTCCATTATCGAAAAGTCCTGCATTTCCCGATATCAAATCAGAGGAAGTACCTGTTTCTTTTGAAGAAAAAATTGCATCTAAGAGATTCAAAGATGTAGTTGAAAAAGTAAAAAGATACACAGGTCAAGAAGACGTTAGTTCACAAAACGCTTTGATGGGATTACAAATGGCTATGATGGGTGCTGTGAGAGATGTGTTTGATATTCAATCACAAAACAAGGAGTATTTAGAAAATTTAGCTGTGGATTTGGTTCGTAAAGAAATGGGTGTAAGACCTGATCAAGTTCAATATGACGCCAAATTAGTTGGTATGGGTGAAATTGGTATGGAAGGGTTTTCAAAACAAGGTGAAGAGCCTGAAGAGGAAGAAATTGAACAAAATTTCCAACAACAAGAAGATGATTTAGATGATTTCATCACAGCGTTTGAAAGGTACGATATTGAGAAGGCAAAAAGAAGATTTATAAATGCCTTGATTCAAGGATCATCAAAAAAAGGACACTACATGTTCGAATTGGTGAAAGATGAATTAGACAGACTAGACCCTCGTCTGTTGAACCTTTATGGTGTACTGATGTCAGTAAATGATTTACTATATTGGGTACTTCCTGACCAAGTCATGGATAACATGATGGGTCAAGGTGGTATTGCGGGTAAAGAAGAAGTTGATATTGAAACAGATCCGCCTACAGTAAAGGCGCGTGGTGTGTTTTTCCCTGTTTTAGTACACGAATTAATAAAAGGGACTATGGAGATTCTTGGGACACAAGGATTACCAGATGACCCTAAGCAAGCCGAAATGGTTATGGCATCAACAGACACTTTGGTAAATGAAATTTGGGATTTGAGACTTGGACCTGTATTATGGGAAAAATTCATTCAAGCATATCCTGAAAAATTATTTGACGAAGATAAACGATGGATACAGAACTACCTATTCGCTCGTTTCTCAGCTCTTACTGCGGAGGAATTTTTCAAACTAGCAAAGGCAATCCTTAGAGGTGATGCTAAAGCAACTCAAGTCTTGGATAGAATGGTTACTGAAATTGTTGACCATCTAAACGAAACCCACGATGATGAAGACTACAGTTCTGATGATGAATCAGATTCTGATGTTGATTCTCCTGATGACGATGATTTGGATGATTTAGATGACTTTTTAGGTAGTTTGGGTATCAGTAGATCCTAAACTACTTTATGGGTTTAACTAAAGAACAACTTTTATTAGAATATTCAAGGTGTATGAGTAATACCTCATACTCCTTGAAAACATATCTACAAACTTACGATAACACACAATCACGTTATGTGCCTTTGGAATTATTCCCCGATCAGGTCAGATTGATTGAGGATTATGATTCTTATAATGAAAATATTGCCCTAAAATACAGACAGGCTGGTGTATCAACCGTAACCGCAGCATGGGCAAGTAAAAAACTTGTTTTTGCTAGAAAAACAAAACCTGAAAAGGTTCTGATTATCGCAAACAAACAGGATACATCTGTTGAATTTGCAAATAAGATTAGAGAGTTTACATCTCAATGGCCTGATTGGGTTGGTGTTGGGTTTTCACCTGATAAAAATGCCGCAAAACATTATAAACTAAGTAATGGGTGTGAGGTAAAAGCGGTGGCAACATCAAAAGACGCACTCCGTGGTTATACCCCCACTATTCTTATTTTTGACGAAGCGGCCTTTATTGATGCTGACGGAGACTTTTGGGCTGCGTGTATGGCGTCACTTTCTACTGGTGGTAAGGTAATCGTTATCTCCACACCTAACGGATATGATCCTATTTACTACGAGATTTACGATCAGGCGTTACGTAATATGAACGACTTCAAGATTACCGAGATGTATTGGTATCGTGACCCTCGTTATACAAAAGACCTGTATTTGGTAAAAACTAAGGATATTATTCATTATTTCCTTAATCGTGATGAATATGATGATAAAGAAGTAAGAATTGATTACTCTGACACTAATCCATTTCAAAGAAATTTTGAAGAGATTGTAAGTAAGTTTCAGGAAGGATATAAGCCATCGTCTTCATGGTTTGAAGCGATGGTAAAAAAACTGAAATACGACAAACGAAAGGTTGCTCAGGAATTGGAGTGTAATTTCTTGGGGTCGGGTGATAATGTATTTGATTCTAATTTGATTCAAAATATTACTGAGAATACCATCAAAGAACCTGTTAGTAAGATGATTAGTGGTGGTTTTTGGATATGGAAGGAACCTGAGATTGGTCACAAATACATTATGGGTGTTGACGTATCAAGGGGTGATTCTGAGGACTTTTCTACAATTCAGATTTATGATTTTGATGATAGGGAACAGGTTGCCGAATATTTGGGAAAAGTTCCACCTGATGTGTTAGCAGAAATTGCCTTTAAGTGGGGTACGATGTATTCTGCTTTTATTGTTATTGATATCACCGGTGGTATGGGTGTTGCAACCTCAAGAAAGTTGCAAGAGTTGGGATATAAAGATTTGTATGTTGAAGGTGTTGAATACGGTAATAAATGGAAGTTTGATCCAAAGGTAAAAGATAAAATACCTGGTTTGAATTTCAGCCAAAAAAGGGTTCAGATTATTGCTTCTTATGAGGAGGGTTTAAGACATGGACTAAAGGTTAGATCCAACAGATTGTTGAATGAGATGAATACATTTGTTTACATCAACGGACGACCTGACCACATGAAAGGACAACATGACGACTTGATTATGGCAATGGCCATGGCGGTGTATGTTGCTGAGACATCATTTACTCAACTCAGTAAGGTAAATGAACAAGCCAAAAGTATGTTGGAATCTTGGACTGTTGAGACGTATGAAAAACCTAATCAACAATTCTTCAATCCGGCTCTTCCTAACACAGGACAACAGTTTAACAACCCAGCATACAGAAATCAACCATCTCTGAAAGAATATAAGGACTATTTATGGTTATTCGGAGGTATGAAGCGTTGAGAAATAATTATTTGATAGTAATTTTTGTAAGAGATGGAAGAAAATGAAAAAAACTTAACGATTTGGCAGAGGTTATCCCAAACTATGGGACCAAATTCCCTATTGGGACAAGACCTACCAACGTACAAATTTGATAAAAAAGAATTGCTTCGTACCACGGATAAAGCCGAGTACGAAAAAGAAAAATTACAAGCCCGTCAAACATATTATTTGACACAACAATGGGCCAAGATTGAAAATAACCTTTATAGTCAAGCAGTCTATTATGAACCAACTCGTTTGTCTTCATACTATGACTACGAATCTATGGAATATACTCCTGAGATTGCAGCGGCTTTGGATACTTACGCTGAAGAATCAACAACCGTTGATGAGAATGGATACATGCTTCAGATTTATTCTGATTCACCTCGCATCAAATCAATATTGGGAGATTTGTTCAACAACTCGTTGGATATCAATACCAACCTACCGATGTGGACAAGAAATACCGCTAAGTATGGTGATAACTTTGTATTCTTGAAGTTAGATCCTGAAAAGGGTGTTGTTGGATGTTTACAACTTCCAAACATTGAAATGGAACGTATTGAAGTTGGTATGAGAGGTAGGGCATCTTCGGGAGCCTCTTTAGCTGGCACAGGTGACCATGTACAAAGTCTTACTTTTACTTGGAAAAACAAACAACTTGAATTTAACTCATGGGAGATTGCCCACTTTAGATTGTTGGGTGACGACAGAAAACTTCCTTATGGTACTTCGATGTTAGAAAAGGCCAGAAGGATTTGGAAACAATTGGTTCTTGGTGAGGATGCGATGTTGGTATACCGTGTATCAAGAGCTCCTGAAAGACGTGTTTTTAAGGTTTACGTGGGTAACATGGACGATGGAGATATCCAACCATATGTACAGAGATTTGCGGCTCAGTTTAAGAAAGATATGATCACAGATCCAAGTACTGGTAATGTTGATATGAGATTCAACCAAATGGCGGTTGACCAAGACTTCTTTATTCCTGTTCGTGATCCAGCGGCACCTAATCCAATTGAAACTCTTCAAGGAGCGCAAAATCTATCTGAAATTGCCGATATCGAATACATCCAAAAGAAACTATTGACCGCACTTAGAATACCTAAAGCGTTTTTGGGATTTGAAGAAGTTGTTGGTGATGGTAGAAACTTGTCTCTACAAGACATTCGTTTTGCTCGTACTATCAATCGTATTCAGAAGTCTATGATTGCTGAATTGAATAAGATTGCGATTATCCACTTGTTCTTGTTAGGATTTGAAGATGAATTGGGTTCATTCCAACTTAGTTTGACAAATCCATCAAAACAAGCGGACTTGTTGACCATCGACGTTTGGAAAGAAAAGATGTTGTTGTATAAAGATGCGGTTATGCCGATTGAAGGTATTGCACCAGTGTCACAATCATGGGCTAAGAAACACATCTTAGGATTCTCAGATGAAGAAATCAAACTTGATTTACAACAACAAAGAGTTGAAAAGGCAGTTGCTACTGAAATTCAAAATACTCCGAATGTAATTACCAGAACGGGTATCTTTGATACTGTTGATAAGTTATACGGAAATGGTAAACCGGCAGTCACAGGTGAAACTGAAACCGTTGGTGTTGATGCTGAATTTGGTGAATTACCAACCGAGGCACCAGAAACTGGATTTGAAGCACCTGCAGGTGAAGAAGCACCAGTTACTCCTGAAACGGTTGAAAAAAGGATGAATATCATCGTAGAAAAAAATGATTTGGGTGTAATATCAGAGATCGATTTAGAGAAAGGTAGACGATCTTTAGGTGAAATTGAAAAAGAATTACGTAAAATCATTGACTAATAATATTTATTATAAAAGTTTTGCAATGAAATTCGGAGAAATATTATCCAAAATAGAAAACAAGTTGGTTGGTTCTTATGTGAACGAAACCTTCAAAAAAGAAATGAATACCTTCAAGAAGAATATCTTGGAGAATAAAGAAGTCAGTTCAGTATATCATATCTATAATCAACTCAACACCAAACAAGGTTTGGAAAAAGAAGTTGCGGATCTTTTTGTAAATGAAAGTCTTCGTCAGATTGAGAGGAGTTTATCCAAAGCAAATTTCACTGAAATCAATAAGTGGGTAAAAGATGTTGTTTGTGAAAACCAATATCAAGATGTTGATAATTTAGTTTATACAAAACCAAATACAATTTTGGAGTCAGTATCAAGTAGAAAAAATGTAATCAACAAATTGATGGAAAAACAACAAGTACAAGAGTCTATCAATTTACCAATCGATTCTATCTTTAGAATTGCTGGAAAACAACTTGAAAATTATATTGAAAATTTGGATGAAAGTTCAAAGCAAGATTTATCAAAAGTTTTGATGACAGAAGATACTGAATTGTCAAAAGAATTTACTGATTTGAAAACAAAAACAATTGATGCATTATCACACATCACTTCTGTTGAAGATGAGGTAACAAAGAACAAGTTGACCGAAACAATCCAACAAATCCAAAACGAAGAATATTCTAAAATCAATTATGTAAGACTATATAGTCTCTACAACAATATTCAGTAAGTTTCCTGATCTTTTTTACCTTGGAGGTACTTGGCGTTGTTTATTTGATTACGCCTCTTTACAGACTTCTTTTCGAAGTATTGCCCATCTCTCAGATGATTTAATTGTTTGGTTTTAATAACCTTCCCTTTTAGCACTTTGAGTGCTTTTTCAATATTATTATTCCTGACTTCTACTATGAGCATATCTTATAAATAATCGCTTGTTGAAAAAAATTTGACCAAAGACCACTTTGGTGATATATTTTATTCATCAATAAACATATGAGTATTAAAAATAATATATGAAAAAAGGTAAAACCTCACGTTTAGTAGGATTTCCTGACGCTAAAATTAACTATGGAACAGTTGATTCCAAAAATTTAAAGTCAATTTATCTAAACATTCAAAGTTGGGTTACCCCCAAGGATGAATACGAAAATGTGGAACGTGTTGTTTCCACATTTGGAAAATCAATAAAGAATTCTGTATACGAGGTATTAGATAGAGGTATGTTCAAAGAAAAATATATTGTAGATTTAGATCTTAGAACAAGTGGTATTACATATGGAAAAAAGAGTTTTATGAATTTAGAAATAACACTTTTCTTCAATACTGAAATGGATTTCAAAGACCCAAAACTGAAACTATAGAGAAATCTACGTCAATAGTTTCAAAAAATCTTCCTATTTTGACTTCACCATTTCAAAAAAAGTAAAAGAACTATAATCAGTATATTTATATCTAAAAGATATCTATATGCGAATTTTAGGTCCAAGTGAAATTGGTAAGGGAATATTGATTGAGATGGATGCGGGACATATCTCGCCCAACCACGAATTCAACAAGTCAATTATCGAGGAATCCAACAAAAATATGTTGGACTATTCAAAACCATTTGAGTTTTATGCCGTTCTTCAAAAGTACAACACACCAAACAGAAATGGTCGTGTATATCCTGAGAGAATCCTCAAAAGAGAGGCGGATAACTACAAGAAAATGATCGACAAGGGAGTTGCCCTGTCTGAACTCAATCACCCTGAATCATCACTAATTGATTTGGATCGTGTATCACACGCAATCAACGAGATTTGGTGGGACGGACATATCCTTATGGGTAAACTCAAACTCCTTACCTCACCAGGTTTCCACGAAAGAGGTATTGTATCAACCAAAGGTGACCAAGCAGCAAACCTTCTTCGTCAAGGAGTAACCTTGGGTATTTCATCTCGTGGTGTAGGATCTCTGAAGAAAATCGGTGAACAAAACGAAGTACAAGACGATTTTGAACTAATCTGTTTTGATTTGGTATCATCACCATCCACACCAGGAGCTTATCTCTTTACAGACGTAAAAGACAGAAACAATTTCGAGGAGAACTTAGAGGAAGAAAAAATGGCAAGAATATCATCTACAGCACAAAGTTCTGGAAAAGGTATGGACCGCTCTATTGACTTATTGAATAAATTGAACCATTATTTAAACAGATAATTTAAAACTTTGTTGCAAAAATCACTTATGACCTTCCCGATGAGAACACAGGAAAGATCAAAAAAATTAGAGAAGAAAAACTCGTAAGAGGTTTCAACGTAACAGACGTTGAAGCTAAGGTCACTTCAAGATACGCAGGTTTCCCACACGATTGGAGAATCACATCTGTATCTGAGAGTAAGATCGATGAAGTTGTAGAGAAGTAAATTTTACAATAACTAAATAATAATCCTCCACCAAAAGTGGGGGATTTTTTATTTTAATTTGTTTGTTATATCCATAAAAAAGAATTTTTTACAAATTGGATATATTTATATGGTAAATTATTCACAATTTAAATTATGGCAGACAACAAGTCATTAGTCGAGGAAGCACTACTACAAATGAAAAATTTGGAACAAGTAGTCGCTGAAAATGCAAAAGGAATACTTGCTTCAACCATGAAGGAAGAAATCTCTGAACTAGTAAAAGAGTCTCTGAAAGAGGCTGAACACGACGAAGAAATGGATATGACTGAAATGGATGAGCAAGACGCTGAGGACATTTTAGGAATTGATATGGATTCGGAGGAAGAATCTGATGAAGATGATGAAATGGAAATGGATTCCGAAGAGGATGAAATGGAAATGGATTTTGATTCTGAGGAAGATGAACTACCAATCGATCTAACAGGAGCATCTGACGAAGAAATCTTAAAGGTTTTCAAGGCGATGAGTGATGAGGATGGAATTATCGTTACACAAGACGATAACCAAGTTCACATCGAAGATGAGGACGAAGACGTTGAGTACATTATCCAAATGGAAGGCGAAGAAGAGGAAGACTCTATGGGCGAAGAAATGGACGAGCAAATGGACATGGACGTTGAAGTTTCAGATGACGAAGAAATTTCGGACGAAGAATTGGATCAAATGATCGCAGACATTTTCAATGAAACTGAAATGGGTGAAGGAATGGGACATGATTCTGAGTACACTGAAGAAATGGACGAAGAGATGGATGAGGTAGTTTACGAGATCGAAATGGACGAAGAGGAAGACATGGATGACATGGATGACTCTGATGTTAATGAAGGTAAAATGACCATCAAACCAGTTATGGGTAACCTAAAATCAGCTAAACTAACTACCAAGGCAGAAACTAAGGAAGGAGCAATCGAACCAAAGGGACGTGCTAAGGGAGTTGGTATGAACCTTAAACCTAAGAAATTTGAATTCACCGAAGAGGAGATGGAAGAAGCTAAGGACAAAAATTATGGTTCTAACAAAGACGAATACAAGCGTAAGACTGTAGACGGAGTTAAGAAAAAGGCTGGTGAAGGTAAGGACGGACACTACAAAGACTACGAAGGTAAATTCGGAGGTAACAAAGGTGATAAGTCTAAAACACATCCTGGTAAGAAAGATTACGAAAAGTCTGAAGCTAAAGAAGCTGCAAGAACTTACGGATTCGGTTCTAAAGATGGTCGCGGTTTGAGAAAAGGAGTTTCTAACAACAGAAACTACGATTACACAAAAGGTGCTGCTAACGTTAACGAAGAAGTCCAAAGATTAAGAGAGAAAAACGAAGAATACCGTAAGGCTCTTAACGTGTTCAGAGAAAAATTGAATGAGGTTGCTGTGTTCAACTCAAACTTAGCATATGCTACAAGATTGTTTACAGAACATACAACTACGAAGCAAGAGAAAATCAATATTCTTAGAAGATTTGACAATGTTGAAACTTTGAAGGAATCCAAATCTCTCTACAATTCTATCAAGAATGAACTAAACAACACGACTCAAAATGTTGTGACTGAATCAGTAAGTAAGATTGAAAAATCACCAGCTTCAGGTTCAGCTCAAAACTTGATCGAGTCAAAAACGTATGAGAATCCTCAGTTCCTAAGAATGAAGGACATCATGCAAAAAATCGCAAAATAAACAACCTAAAAAAAATATTAAAAATGGGTGCATTATTAGAAAGTGGTCTTGTTGGTAACATCGGCATGAAGCATTTGAAAGTTATCAAAGAAGACACAATCAACAAATGGGACAAATTAGGATTCCTTGAGGGTCTTAATGGTCACTTAAAAGAAAACATCGCTCAGTTGTACGAAAACCAAGCTTCACACTTAATCAACGAAGCTTCTTCAACATCTGACTCAGGTTCATTCGAAACTGTAGTTTTCCCAATCGTTAGAAGAGTATTCTCTAAATTACTCGCTAACGACATCGTATCTGTACAAGCTATGAACCTACCTATCGGTAAGTTGTTCTACTTCGTACCTAAAATCCAAGGTTACTCAGGTGGTACTGAAAACCAATTCAGTGGTAATCACTACCCACCAGTAGGTGCTCCTGGTTACGCAACTGCTGGTAACCAAGGTAATCCAAACGCTGGCTACACTGAAGTTCCTGCGGGTGCTGCTGGTTACAACGATATCTTCACTAAGGACTTGTATGACTTGTTCTACGAAGGTAACGAAGCTGGTTTGAATCCTCCAGGATTGTTTGATTACTCAAAAGGTAAGTGGTCAGCTATTACAGCTGTTACTAACACTGTAGTATGGGACAATAGTGTATTAATTCCTTCAGGATATCCTAATAGTAACTATAGAAAGGTTATTATCGAAATGAGTGGTTTCTACTCTGATGGTCAAGGTCAATTGATCGGACCTAACGGTAACACTATGGATACCGAAGAATTCCTTTCAGGATTGGTTATCCTTCCAACTACAGCAACTTCAGGTCAAGCTGGTTGGGGATTGGGAACGGGTGCTATCTTGTTCAATGTCGTTACTCAAAAATACGGTAAAGGTATTGTCCAGTACGGAAGAAATGCTCAAACTGTATGGCCAACTTCAGGTTCTGGTGGTCAATACAACGACATCTGTACTAGTGATGGTAGAATTTACTTAGAGCTTGATCTTCAAACTCCAGTTTGTGTTGAGTGTGGTCAGACATCTCCTGATGGTTACACAGGTACTACATTCTCAGCTTCTTCAGCAGACTCAGCATCTTTCATTGCAATCTACAGATTGTACAAGGAGCTTGAATTCGAAGATCAAATTGGTGAAGTTTCTTTCGACCTTGAGTCAGTAACTGTTTCTGTTACAGAAAGAAAACTTAGAGCACAATGGTCTCCTGAATTGGCACAAGACGTTGCAGCATTCCACAACATCGACGCTGAAGCTGAATTGACAGCTTTGTTGTCTGAGCAAGTGGCGGCTGAAATCGACCGTGAGATCTTGAGAGACTTGAGAAAAGGTGCGGCGTGGGATCTACGTTGGGATTACAACGGATGGAAGAGACTTTCTTCTTCTGGTACTACTCCTTACACTCAGAAGGACTGGAACCAAACGTTGATCACAGCTATCAACCAGCTTTCAGCTCAAATCCATAAATCAACTCTTAGAGGTGGTGCTAACTGGATCGTTGTATCTTCAGAAGTATCGGCTATCTTTGATGACTTGGAGTACTTCCACGTGTCTAACGCGTCTCCTGATCAGGATCAGTACAACATGGGTATCGAAAGAGTTGGAACATTGGCAGGTAGATACCAAGTTTACCGTGATCCATACTTCCCACCTAACCAAGTTTTGATTGGTCACAAGGGAACTAGCTTGTTGGACACTGGTTACATCTACGCTCCATATGTACCTCTTCAGTTGACTCCAACTATGTACAATCCATTCAACTTTACTCCTATCAAGGGTATTATGACACGTTACGCTAAGAAAATGGTTAACAACCGTTTCTACGGACGTATCACAGTTGATGGTGTTAGAACATTTGACCTACAATCTTTGAGATAATAGTCATAAATGTTATGAGTAAGGGAGGAGAAATCCTCCCTTTTTTATTTAAAAGATATTTATAATGATAATGTATAATATATGTCAAATTGCGTTTGTAGAAGAGTCAATATAAAAAACTTGATGCCGAGTAGAAATCTTGTGATTAACTATTCGAGATGTGCTGATGAATTGAGTGTTACAAACTACGCAATTCCTCCATTGGCAACAAGAGAAGTATGGTATATTGTCGGTTCATTTAGTACCGCAACTCCCGCTACGTCATACGAATTCATAGATTTTACATTATGGCCCGAAGGGTGTGATGACCCAACACCTGAAGGAGAAACCTACTACATTCTTTATGAGTATGGAAACATAATGACAACACAAGATAATTTTGGGTTAGAATACCAATATTAAAAATAAGATGGCAAACAAAAAAATCTCACAATTACCTAATTTCACAGGATCTGTTCCTGGAGCATGGGTTGTAGTTAACAACGACACTGAAACTCAAACTTTTAAAGCTCAGGTACAAGATCTTCTTGGTACTTCAGGATCTTCTGGTACTTCAGGGTCTTCAGGATCTTCAGGTTCATCAGGTACTTCAGGATCTTCAGGTATGAATGGTACCAATGGACCATCAGGTTCGAGTGGTTCTTCAGGGTCAAGTGGTACTTCTGGATCATCAGGTTCTTCGGGAACATCTGGTTCTTCTGGTGTGAATGGAACTTCAGGATCTTCAGGTGTAAATGGAACTAGCGGAAGTTCTGGTTCTTCGGGTACTAACGGTACCTCAGGTTCGTCAGGTACAAACGGAACTTCGGGTAGTTCTGGTTCTTCTGGAAGTTCGGGATCTTCTGGTGTCAATGGAACTTCTGGGTCAAGTGGTTCATCGGGGGTGAATGGAACTTCAGGTAGTAGTGGTTCATCAGGAACAAACGGAACGTCAGGTTCAAGTGGTAGTTCAGGTAGCTCTGGTTCTTCTGGTACATCAGGGACATCTGGAAGTAGCGGGTCTTCGGGTGTTAATGGAACGTCAGGTAGCAGTGGATCTTCAGGAACAAATGGAACGTCAGGTTCAAGTGGAAGTTCAGGATCGAGTGGTACTTCAGGGTCAAGTGGTTCATCAGGTGTGAGTGGAACTTCAGGATCGTCTGGAACATCAGGATCAAGTGGTTCTTCAGGTATAAATGGAACTTCTGGTTCAAGTGGTAGTTCAGGAGTAAGCGGTACTTCGGGGTCAAGTGGTTCATCAGGTGTGAGTGGAACTTCAGGTTCGTCTGGAACATCAGGATCAAGTGGTTCTTCAGGTATAAATGGAACGTCAGGATCAAGTGGAACTTCTGGTAGTTCAGGTTCGTCAGGTACAAACGGAACTTCGGGATCGAGTGGTACATCAGGTAGTTCAGGTTCATCAGGAACATCAGGTTCTTCGGGATCTTCAGGTATAAATGGAACGTCAGGGTCAAGTGGAACTTCTGGTAGTTCAGGTTCGTCAGGTACAAACGGAACTTCGGGATCGAGTGGTACATCAGGTAGTTCAGGTTCTTCTGGAACTTCAGGATCCAGCGGTTCTTCAGGAGTTAATGGTACTTCAGGTTCATCTGGTACAAGTGGAAGTTCTGGTTCTTCGGGAACATCTGGTACATCAGGTTCTTCTGGTACATCAGGTAGTTCAGGTTCTTCTGGAATAAATGGTACATCAGGGTCAAGTGGTACTTCAGGTAGTTCAGGATCTTCAGGTACAAATGGTACCTCCGGGTCAAGTGGTACTTCAGGGTCTAGTGGTACTTCGGGTTCATCGGGAACATCAGGGTCTTCAGGTATAAATGGAACGTCAGGATCAAGTGGAACTTCTGGTAGTTCGGGTTCATCAGGTACAAGTGGTACTTCAGGGTCTAGTGGTACTTCGGGTTCATCGGGAACATCAGGGTCTTCAGGTATAAATGGAACGTCAGGATCAAGTGGAACTTCTGGTAGTTCGGGTTCATCAGGTACAAGTGGTACTTCAGGGTCTAGTGGTACTTCGGGTTCATCGGGAACATCAGGGTCTTCAGGTATAAATGGAACGTCAGGATCAAGTGGAACTTCTGGTAGTTCGGGTTCATCAGGTACAAGTGGTAC